GCAGCTGGATTTTCAAGCATTTTTGAAGCTTCATTTACATTTATGTAAAATAAGACATAATTACTGCCGTATTCAGCCATATGCCCCATCAAATTTTCGGGATACGAATAACCTTCTACAGAGTATTTCTTTTGATTAGACTCAAAAGATTTAGGTGCATAGTTGTTTTTGGGAATAGCATTTGCTGCTGAAATTCCTGATTCTGCTGTTGCCATTCAAATTCCTATAAATAGTTAATATTAGCTATAGTATATTTATAAATGTTTCACAAGCGCAAGTACAAACCAATACATCCAGAGAAGTATATTGGAGATCATACTAACATTATTATGAGATCTAGCTGGGAAACAAAATTTGCGCTATGGTGTGATAAGAATTCCTCAGTTATTAATTGGAGTTCAGAAGAGACTATTGTTCCGTATGTGTCCCCAGTTGACAATAAACATCATAGATATTTTATAGATTTTAAAATTAAAGTTCAAACAAAAGATGGTAATCTTAAGACTTATTTAGTAGAAGTAAAACCAGATGCACAAACACGGCCTCCAGTTCCTCCATCTAAAAGAAGTAAACGCTATATACAGGACGTACTAACTTGGGGCATAAATGAATCAAAATGGAAAGCAGCAACAAGATATGCAAATGATAGACAGTGGGATTTTATAATACTAACTGAACATCACCTAGGAATAAAATGACACCGCCAAAAAGTATGCTAGATGTTTTTGAAAGGCATCAATTTGACCAATCGATTGTAAATAATTCAAGAAGTTGGTTTAGACAGCAGGCTATTCTTTTAACTAAAGAAGGTATTAAGCCTCGTGGATTGTATACAAATTCCGGAAGTACAGTAAATACTATTAAACCAGGTAGTCTTTATATGTTTTTCTATGATCCAAAGTATAAAGAAACTTTGCCATACTATGACAGATTTCCAATGGTATTTCCATTTGCTACATCAGAAAAGGGCTTTACTGGACTGAACATGCATTATTTATCATATAAATTTAGAGTAGTTTTATTGGATAATCTTTTAAAATTTAAGTCGACTAAGAATTTAGATGAAACTACTAGGCTTAAATATTCTTGGAATATAATTAGTGGAATCTCAAAACACACGTTAGCCGAGCACTGTGTAAAATCGTATCTCTATGATCATGTAATGACACCAACTAAATTAATATCCCCAACAGATTGGGTTACTGCAATGATGTTGCCAGTGGAAAGTTTTACAAAAGCTTCTTCTTCGCAAGTCTGGAAAAATACTGGAGGATTGTAATGGCAGAACTATTATCAAAATTTATTTCGCAAATTAAAGAAGGAGGATTGGCGAGACAAAATAGATTTACTGTAGAATTATCTATTCCAAGCGGAATGCCAAACTTGTACAAAGAATTTGACATCGTTCATTTATTTTGCGAACAAGCCACATTACCTGGCATTACAGCTGTCACTCAACCAATTAGAACATATGGTGAAATTAGAGAAATGGTTTCCGATAGAACTTTTGAGAATATAACATTAACGTTTTTAGTTGATAGTAAAATGTTAGTTAAAAAAGTATTTGATGAATGGATGTCTATAGTTATAAATCCGTCAACTAGGCTTGCTGGATATTATGATCAATACGCTACTACAATGTTTATTAGAGTTCAAGATACACAGAATCGTGATACGTATGTATCTGTATTAAATGAAGCATATCCTAAATCAGTACAAGCAATTTCATTGGATAATAATTCTAAAGATGTAATGAGATTAGCAGTTACTTTTGCATATAAAAATCACTATAATTATAATCAAGGTATTAATGATACTGATGATACACCAAATACAATAAAGCCGGAATTGACTAACGGTAAAGAGCCTACATTGCAGCAATACGCAAAAACTGCTATAAGTATGGATTCAATAACTAACGAGTTATATTATTCTAATAATCAAGAATACCAACAAAGAATTAATGACAATATAGCGTATAGCAATGCGATCAGACAATTAGAACGACAAGGCATAGAAACAAACACAGGAGTAACATATTCATGAACGATGAACATTGGATACAAAAATTATGGCGCCCAGCAATGGGATGGACGTATATGGCAATCAATATTTTTGACTTTGTATTAGCACCTGCGTTTGTGCTATATCTAAGATTAAGAGGCATAGAAATAGATACTTGGAAGTCATTAACACTTGATAATGGCGGCTTCATTCATTTAGCTTTCGGCGCTATTCTTGGTGTTTCAGCATATGGTAGAACACAAGAAAAGACTGCAAAAATTAATAATAACGATGATACGCCAACTACAGTAAAATAAAATTATGAATATTGATGATAACTTAAGCCAAGTGTTCGAAGTAGAACCTATTGGTAAAGTAGATATTATAGCAAAAGATGGAACAGCCATTGCTCCAAAAAATGAAGCATTGGACTATGACTATGAAACAACTAGAAGTAATTTACATTCTATATTAAATCAAGGGCAAGACGCGCTAATGCATGCATTAGATGTTGCAAAACAAAGCGAACACCCTAGAGCATTTGAAGTAGTTGGTGGATTGATGAAACATCTTTCTGATATTAATCATCAATTACTTGATTTACATAAAAAGAAACAATTGATAGATTACCCTAAAGGTGAATCTAAAGAAATTGCAAAAGTGACTAATAACGCTATCTTTCTTGGTAGCACAACTGAATTGAGCAAAATGCTTGATGATATTCGAAAAGGAAAATAATAATGGCATTACCAATGGCCCAAGCGCCGCGATACAAATTGACTATTCCTTCAACTAATAAAGCTGTCACGTACAGACCTTTCCTTGTAAAAGAAGAAAAGGCTTTATTGATTGCTCAACAAAGTGAAGATCCGGATACAATGATTGAAACTTTAAAGTTTATCATTGAATCATGTATTATGGATAAGATTAACATTAATGATTTAGCAATTTTTGATGTTGAATATATTTTTACACAACTTAGAGCTAAGTCAGTTGGTGAAATCGTAGATATTGTCTTAAAGTGCGATACGTGCGAAGACGATAAAGCTAAAATTAAATATTCTATTGATTTAACTAAAGTAAAAGTAGAAGTGCCGAAAGATCATCAAAAGACTATTCTTTTATTTAATGATGTTGGTGTTATTATGAAATACCCAACTCTTGATCTTATTAAGAAAATGGAAGGCATGGGTAATGAAAATATTGAATTAGTATTTGAAATTATATGCCAATGCATTGATTCTATCTATGATAGCAATGAAGTTTACTCAACTAAAGAACAAACAGCAAAAGAAGTTCGTGAATTCGTTGATAATTTAACACAACAGCAATTTGGTAAACTTCAGCAATTTTTTGATACAATGCCAAAGCTTGAAGAAACTGTAAAGTATGCATGTCCAGTTTGCAAAAAAGATCATGAACAGGTTATTAAAGGCCTCGAATCTTTTTTCTAATTTGCTTATATCATGATAGTCTGCATAATTATTATAAAACAAACTTTGCACTTATGCAGTACCACAAATATAGTTTAGGGGAAATTGAAAATATGATTCCCTTTGAACGTGAAATTTATACAGCTATGCTCATACAGTATTTAGAAGAAGAAAAACAACGGTTAGAATCACAAAAGAGATAAACTATCATGGTAAAAAGAACAAGTAATAGTTCGGTTAATTCTAGCACTAGAGAAAATACTAAAACACAGGAAACTGGGTTTAGTAAATTGCTTGAATCTCAAAAAATTTCAAATAGTCATTTAGGTTCTATAGCTAATGCTATAATTGATGATTCTAAAAAAATTACCGAATTAACTGCCGTTCAAGTATTTTCATCACTTCAACAGAAGAAAATAGATAAAACTATTGAAGAAGAAAATGATAGTTTAAATGCAATTGAAGAATCTCAAAAAGAACTAGTAGAACTTGCAAAAACAGATAATGAACGTGCTACGCGCTCGGCAGCGGGTATTGCCGCTATAGCACAAAGCATGAAAACTTTTAAGACGCTTGGTGAAAAGCTGGGTGATATAAAGAAAGGATTTTCCGACAAATTTGGCAAAGGTAATCTGGGAAGAACTGTATTGAGTGCTGTAAACGTAGGTGGATTGCTTAACAAGAAAATTGCACAAGGCGATTTCATTAAACAACAAAAAGCATTGGGTTCAACTGCATCAGACAAAGAACTCAAAGGCTCATTTGCTAAATCTCAAACTGCTTCTAAAAACATAAAAGCCAACGAAGAAGAAATTGACAAATTCAAAAAGATGGCTGGAGGAGCAGCGGGTGCTTTAACAGATGAACAAATGGCTACGACAGAAAAGGGTAAAGAACTATTAGCAACTAGACAAGTTCATACCGAAGAATACGCTAAACATGACAAAAGAGCTGCATTTGCTAAAGAAGAAACTAGTAAATCTAAGAAGAGTAAAGAAGTTGCTAAATCATCATTAGCAGCTACTCACGAAACTGAAATACCAATAAAGTTAGATCCAAAACCTTCCGCTGAAGTTGCTAAAGAAAATATTAAAGAAAAAAGAAATACTGCATTATCTAAAGAATCTAAATCTAAAGAACCAAGTTCTAAAATTGGCAATCAACAAATCTTCTTGCTTAAACAAATAGTAATTAATACTAAGCCTATTAAGGTAGCTGGTAAGCTAGCTGGTGCACCAGCTAGTGATGGGCGTATCATTGCTGCCGGACCTATACCATCTGGTGAATCTGGTGGAATGCTATCAATGCTATCTGAAATGCTATCTGAAATCACAGGTAGTCTAATGACTACTCTTAAGTCTACGTTTAGTCCAAAGAACTTGTTAAAGTTTCTTGGTAAAATTGCGCTTCCAGCAATGATCATTGGTTCTTTAGTAAATGGTCTTATGGATGGGTTTAAAGTATTCTCTGAAACTGGTTCTATTAGTGAAGCTATTGTTGCTGGTCTTGGTGGAATATTGAGTTTCTTAACGTTTGGATTATTCGACGCTGACACGCTTAAAACGGTCGTTAAAGCTTTTAGTGGATTTGTAAACGACTATATTATTGAACCAGTTCAAAACTTCTTTACATTTCTTAGTGACTCTTTCCAAAAGTATATAGTAGAACCACTCGCAGAATTCCTCGAACCGCTTGTAAACTTTTTTAAGAATATTAAAGATCAAATATTATCAATGGTTGAAAGCATTGGAATTCCAGAAATTAGTTTTACTATTCCTGTTATTGGTACTAAAGTTTCAATAGGACCATTTTATCCATTTAAGAAAGAAAGTACAGAAGAATCTGTAGGACAAGCGCTTCCAGCTGGAAATAGTGATGCCGGTGCTGGAAGAAGTTCTTCTGAATATGCAGCAACTGATCCAAGAAGATTAGATATTCCACAATTTAAAGAAGGCGGAATTGCTACTGAGACAACAGTAGGAAAGTTTGGAGAAGCAGGACCTGAAGCATTAATACCATTAACAAAACTTGGTGATGTACTTAATCCTGAAGTATCAACACTGTCTCCAGAACAACTTGAGTATAATAGACTTAGAACACAATTAGACTTCCTTGATTCTGCGCGTGATAGTGGAGGCAAAACTGTGTTTGAAGATAGAGATCCCGGCTTAGATGCTGGAGAAGCTCGTTTTCGCGCCGCGCTAGTAAAAATGGAAGAGTCATTAAAAGCTAAGGGTATCGATGCACGAGCAGAATACGATGCGCCTGAGCCTGGTGATGCACCAAAGGGATTTGTAGATCTGGCAAAATATAAAGATGATGAGCCAAGCGTAGGTGATAGTCTCTATAACAAATCCGCTGAAAACGCAGAAATTGCTGGTAAACCAATGTCATCTAATATTATAAGTGCTCCTACAGTCAACAACAATGTTAAGCAGACTTCTATATCAAAAGTAATATCCAATGTTCGTACAAATGAATCAAGTGTCGATAGATATATTAGTGCTAGAGCCGTTTATTAATCCATCCCATAATACTTCTTGTGTTACTATATCTCGTATTTGATACACATCAATGTTATCTAAACATGTAGATTTAATTTGAGCAATGCCAAGAGCTAAGTTCTTAAATGAACCTATGTTTATATTGTTCTTATAGACTAAGTATTTTATTTCATTGTTCATATCATTCCAATAAAAAGGGAGACCGAAGTCTCCCTTTGCTTTATCTACGAATAGATTATTCTTCCATTGCAATTTTCTTGAAGTAACTCATTGCTTCGTCGTCGTCGTCATTTGATGGCTTAGAGATCTTCACTGCAGGCTTTGCAGTTTGACGAACTGGTGGTGTATATTCCTCTTCCTCTTCCATGTTCGCAGCAGTTGGAGTTGCCATCTCGCTATTTAGAACAGATACCAACTTACGTGATAGTTCTTCATAGGTCTTGAAGTTCTTTCTATCGAGGAACTCAGCCAACTTATGTTGAGAGTTTACGATAGCAAGAATTGCGTCCTCGTCTTCAGCAACTGGTGCTGGTGCATTGAACACCGACTGATCGTAGTTAGGATAACCTTCAACCTTACGTTGACGAAGTTTAAAGTCAGCGCCTTCCCATAAGTCAAACACATTGACTGGAGTTTCGTCTTCAAAAGTAGGACGTGCTTTATCCATGATCTTGTCAAAGATCTTCTTACCGAACTTAAACAAGCGAACTTGTCCTTCGTTCTCAGGATGCTTAGGATCTGATACGACTAATACATTGGCAATATACTGTAGGCGACGCTTTTGTTTACGAGCGACTTCTTTATCAGCATCATTGCCAGTATTCCATAGACGAGAATTCAACTCACCTACAGGATCATTCTCACCAAGTGTTGTTAGAGAGTTTTCGATGTACCACTTACCAGTAGGTCCTTGGAACCCGTGATTGAACACTCGAACCCAAGGGAGTTCGTCGCCTTCAGCACGTGGGAGGAATCGAATAGTTGCGGTAGCGTTACCGGCTTTGTCCGCTTCTAGTTTCCAGAAACGGTCGTCTTGATAAGACTTTGAATCGCTTTGAGGATTAGCAATCTTGTTGAACTCGGTAGAGATTTTACCGAAGTCTGTATTGCGCATTTTGCGAAGTGTATTAATGTCCATGATATTTTCCTTTAATGTACGAAGTGTACGGTTTATTTACGATTTGCGAAGTATTTTGCGTTATCATCAAAGTCCTCATCATCAACATCTAAGTCGACTAATTCCTCTGACCATTTATTTATAACGCGCATCCCACTTCCCGGGGTATTTCTCGTGTGTTTTGCGGGTTTAGCAAATTTATTTTTTATTGTCTTACGATCATCGTCTCGATCGTCATAGTTCTGTGTACGGCCCATGTTAAAGTTCTGCAAATGATTCTTTATATTGTTGATAGATTGATTGTATCTTAGTTTTATCGAACTTGACAAACTTTTTTGTCTTATTGATGATGCGGAGTTGATCGCCCCAAAGCATAACAAGTGGTTCCCATTGTGGAAGGAAGTTTTCAAATTCGTCTAAGATAACCATAGTTTCTAAATGTACATGTCCACCAACATATAAACTTAGAAGTTCTGGCACGTTATTATCTATATTAAACAAATCTTCATACTCGAGATTATTCTTTTCTAGATGACTTTTAATGTCAGACATTTGCGTTTTAAACATATGAGTTCGAGATTCTTTTCGCTTAGTCCACACTTCATGATATTCTGTTGATTCACTTGAATAGATCACGCTCTTATTACCATAAGCAAAATTAGCGACAAAGTAATCAATTAAATCACGCGGTTGATCAAACTTACGTCCGATTTTATCAAATAAGAATCTATCATTACGCTTTTCAAATGCTGCACGATATCCAGAAACTTTTCCATTTGCTTGAAATACATCATAGCGATCAGTTGTAAAATGCAACTTAATTGCCATAAAGTATTTGTATGTTGCAAAAGCTTCAATCACAGTATTTCACTGAAAGTTGTTACACCATTTTGGGTAGAACTATTCCATGATCTACTACACACTGAACAATAAACAACAGTTGAAGTAATATTCATATCTGGATTAAGATTAACTCCGTGTTTATCATAAACTGGTGGATAGTACGCAGCAGTGGTCATACTAAATGTGGATGTAAACCTACATTCTAATTTACATATTGGGTTCGGTGTTGTCA